CTACAACTATCGACCGAACCCGAACGAAGAAAACACAAGCTGTAATATCAATTAATTTTGTTGACAAGACATCTTATGATGTTATCAGAGGGCTTGCGGGTAACGCTTACGACTGGTTAAGCGAAGAAACGGCGGAAGAACTTTTAGCGTCACAAAATATGGTTCTCAAATTTTTGGGAGCTATTGCAGACCGATCAAGTTTGATTGAGCCGTTTGTGGAACATCAAGTCGGATTTGATATTAGACTGGACGCAAATGAAACGAAAGTCTCAGAGATCGAAGCGATCCAAACAGTAACGGCGGGCGTAACAGTAAACGACGTCGAACAAGATGATTTTACAACTACAATTTTATAAAAAGGAAGTATAAACGAAATGGGAAAAATTAACGATGTAATTATTTCGATTACAAGAGCAACGAAAAGAATACAGGAAGCCGGTTTCGGGTTACCTCTTTTATTGGGCGAGGGTGGATCACACTACCGCCTTGATATTGATTCGAGTGAATCCGGTCTACGCTGGATCTCGAAAACGCGGGGGGTAGATTATATAAATGTTGTGTATACTACCGTTACTCAGGTTCCAACGTCTGGATCTCACAAGTGGGGCTTTACAGGGGCGACCGTGATTGGTGACGCTTCAGGTCTTGCAAATGATGGCACTGTGTACACAGCGACTATTGCAGTCGACGGCGGAGCAGCCCAACCGATCGCAATTACCGGCTCCGCATCCCAAACCATGTCAACGGTAATCGATGAAATCAATACGGATTTAACCGGAGCGACGGCGGCCTTTGAATCAAGTGGCAACGGATTTATAAAAATCACTTCCGCTACTACTGGCGACGCGTCCACAGTTCGGATCGTAGATACAGATTTGTTTTCGACGCTCACAAACGCCAACACTACTTATGAGACGGCGGTCGATGGTACCGATGACATAACAAGCGCGGGCGTAGTAAGAACCGGAGCCGGAACCTCAGGAAGCCCGTACATAATTACGGTAACTCTTGACACCGATGAGACCGACACAATCGTTTCAACTGCTAAAGAGATTAAAGTTTTAGCTGATGCTGATACTAATACAAGCGCTATCGTTCAATGCTTATTGCAGGGATCTACTGGATCAGGCACGCAATCGGCGGCGACCGTCGCAAGCCTTGCAGTCCCCTCCGATGAATATATGGAATTTTCAAGCGTAGCCGACGCCACTTACGAGGGCTGGGTTTCAGGCGAGGATATTTACGATATGACAAGTGCGACGTTTGCACAATCGCCCGCGCCGTCTCTTGTAGCGATCTACCCACGGGCAACCGGAGCGGCGATCAATACGGCTCTTGATACCTTGCGCCTAACGCATGATGATTGGTATGCCTTGGCAATTAACGACCGCGCACAAGCGGCGATTATAATTGCAGCGGCCTACGTTGACGCAAATAAAAAGTTGGGTGTTTTCTGTACGTCAGACGAAACCACGCTTGATAATGTGTCCGAAGATCGCGCCGCGATCATCGTTCATGATGTGCCCGCCGACTATCCTGATTGCGCTTGGTTGGGTTTATGCCTGCCAAAAGATCCGGGATCAATTACATGGAAATGGAAAAAACCAAGCGGCCAGACAGCCCAAGCATACACCACAACCAAACTAAATGCGATAGCCGCCGCAAATGGAAACTGGCTAGAGTCCTTCGGCGGTGTAATCGTTTTCAAAGAAGGCATCACAAGTGGCGGCGAGTTTATCGACGTTATGCGGGGTATGGATTGGGTCGAAACCAGAATGGTAACAGAGATCAATACTTTATTGATGAACACCGACAAGATCGCCATGGACAACGAAGGTATTCCGAGAATAGAGGCGGCGGTAAGAAGCGTCTTGCGCGAAGCCTCCCAAAATGGATTAATTGCCGTGGCTGAGACTGAGGCTGAAAAAGAGAAATCTGACGATAATCAATTCATGTACGTCGTTACCGCTCCGCTCCGCTCTGAAATATCAAGCTCAGATAGAACAGCGCGAAACTTGACCGGGATCGAATGGGAGTATACACTAGCCGGAGCGGTTCATAAAGTCGATCCAGTACAGGGGCGAATCGTAGCATAAACAAACTACTAAAGAGGTAAAAAAATTATGAGTGAGTTATATAATCCATTGAACGTACATGTAAACATCGGGACGCACCGCGTTACCGGTTTCATGGACGGGACTTTTGTAAAAGTTGAAAGGGGTACCCCTGAGAATTTTAAGATGCACACCGGCGCACATGGCGACGTCAGCTACACAAAAACAAACGACCCGAGCGGGATGATTACGTTGACGCTTAAACAAACGAGCCCGTCAAAAAGAATTTTAGATCAGATGGCACAGTTGCCAAATGATTTTCCGGCGAGCGTTATAAACAAGAGCGACTCTAATTATATGGCCGTGGCATCTAAAGCCCGCGTTATACAATTACCGGGCGGCGAGTTTGGAGACGAGGAAGGGAGCGACGAGTATATAATCGGTTGCGCGGATCTTATAGTTTCAAACCTGTAAAAATTACACATGACAAAACGGAGGGAATATGTCACTTGTAGAATTAAAAAGTAATGTCAAAGTCGACGGGGTTCAATATATATTGCAACACCCCGGGACGCGGGCATGGATACAGATCCAGCACACGTTAAACGAAATGACAGCGGCCAAAAATGGGGAAGTGCTTATCCGAATGAATATGGAAAAGCTACTCGACTATTGTTTTGAAAATGTAATCAGCCCAGAGGGGCACGGGTTCAGCCCGTCTTTAGATAACGTAATAGCGGGTGACGATCCCGTACGAGCCTTGAAAGCGGTCGAGGAGTGGCAAGCTATCTTGCCACGGTTTTTGCGAGGGTCTTTTAAGGAACTCGTCGAGAGTAAACCCAATGACGGGCAGCGAAGCAAACCAGATCCCGTACCTGACCCTGAAGGACTCGAAAGCCGCCATCCGCAAGAGGATGAAAGCGAGCCAGACCGAACTATTGATGTGGCGGGCGATAGTAGCCGGGACGATAGCCCCTCCCGACGCGAGCGAAATCACTCCCGCCGACATAATCGCAGCAAACGTGGCGGCGGATTTCTTCGCGGGCAACAAGAGCGGGGGCAAAATGCCGACTATGCCACGGACTAAGGGGCGCAGATAGTAAACAAATATTATGGGTTCACAAAGGGAAATATGGGGCGAGATTAATCTCAAAGGCGACGGCATCGAGCAGCTTGAGGAGTTTGCCAGCGTCGCCGATGACGCCGTAGTAAGCCTGGAACAGGTCGAGGACGGAACGGGCAAGATGTCCGACGCACAAGGCGAGGCCAGCACAAGCACGGACAGCCTGACCGAATCTTTCGCTAACTTTAAAGCCCTCGCCATAGTGGGCACTATAACCGCAGTCGCCGCCGCTATAACAGCGGTAGGCGTCGCAGGGTTCCACGCATACGCGGAGCTGGAAAGCGGGCGCGTCATGCTTCAAAACATAGCAGGCGAGGACTTTCCCGCCTTGTCTGATTCGATCTCTGGTATGATTGCAGCGTCGAAAGGACTCAGAGCGGAAGGGGACTTCAATCCTATGATTGCACAAATGGTTCGATTTGGCGCGTCAACTAAATTTATCAAACAAGCTACCGGATCTTTGCAGCAATATGCCGACGCCTTTGGAGTACAAGGCGGAGCGATCACGCTAACAAAGCAACTGGCTCAAGCGATTTCCACAGGCTCGACCGGAGCCCTTGACAAAAATAGTAAAATCTTTGGAGCGTACACCGATCAATTTAAAGCACTCGGCCCCGCCCGAGACGCAGCGACAAAACTCGCACGTGAACAAATAATTTTAAATGCGCTACAAGCAAACGGCGGACTTATTGCGGAGGGCTACGCTCGACACATGAAAACCGCCGGTGCAATGATGCAAGTCGTGGACACTCAGACAGGCAACGTTTCCGAAAACATAGGATCTTTGATTGTCGAGGCTATGCAACCCTTAATGCCTCATGTCAAGGCTTTAGTGGAATGGTTAGGTAATACTGAGGAAGGGATGGCGCTTACTAAAACGGTAGTGTATACGGTCGCGGGTGCGCTCGCTATACTAGCCGCGATAATCGTTGCAACGGCGGCGGTCGTCGGCGCTTTTATAGCAGTTTTTTATAGTTTTTATCAGGCGTTATTTGACGGTGAGGGTTTCGTACATGACTTTTCTAACTCGATAGTCGATGGCATTAGCTGGATGGTTATGAAAGTTTTTGACGCTTTTGTTTGGGTAGCGACATCTATCAAGGGTATTTGGGATGGTATATTTTCTTATATATCTGAAAAGATTAGCAGCATTTTAACCGCCATGGCTCCCTTAATAAATGCAGTTGTACAGGTAGCGAGTTTTGGACTTGTAAAAAATGCCATAGGAACCACGGCGACGACTCCGCCCGGTCGAGCAGCGGGCGGTCACGTATCGCCCGACAATGTTTACCGGGTAAACGAAAGAGGTCAGGAATTTTTTAGCCCGGGCAGCTCCGGGAGTATTCAGCCAGTTGGAAATAATACAGGCGGCGGGATCTCCGTTCCACTTTCTATACAAGTGATCGTCGAAAGTATCGACGATATAAAAGAAGCGGTCAAAACTGCCATCGATGATCTATCTATAAATGAATTTGCAAATGAAGCGGGGCTTGCCGTATGAGTTTTGACCGCACAAGTTATCTATTCAACGTAGGAACAGGCGGAACCGTCGGTTTTGATTCTGTTATGAAACAGAGTCAAGCTGGATCTAATAAAATAACGACTCATGCCATAGAAAACGGGGCAGTCGTTGCCGATCACTCCGAGGATTCAGGCGGGTCTCTTTCGCTGGACATAGTTTTATCTGATGATAATTTAAGCCCGGTCAGCCCGTCAACTTGGTTAAGCGATCCGGTAAGCGTAAGGCTCACCACCCTTGAAAAGTGGCGAAAGGACGGCTCTCTATTAACGTACAATAGCCCTAGAAAAATCATAACCTCTTTGCTGATCGAGTCCGTGACTGCAAATATTTCACAGACTCATGGTTGGGGCGTTGGCTACTCTATAAAATTAAAACAGATCAGGCTTTACGGGACGACTCTCAGAGATGTAAACTTACCAACGGGCGCGCTCCGCCTAATCCAAAAAGGTTTGACGCAAGCGGTAATTCAATCAAGTAAAACTTTAATCAAGAGCGACATAGGTTTATAAATATGGCTTTAGATCTAGAACAGATACCCCTCACCCCGGCTGATTTCCCGTATGATATTACACTCCCGATCGATAGTGTAAACTATTTGATTGAGTTTCGGTATAATGACGTGTATGATTTTTTTACAATTAATTTCAAAGACGAGTCGGACGAGTCGATTTATGCGTCAAGGATCAAATACTTAGGGCAGGTAATCCATGTAGTGGTTGCAGGGCTATCTCAAATTACCAGTGACATTAAGGCTTTCAGCTTAAATGATTTGGAGTCTGGCGGCTCCCGTGACATAAACGTCAATGCGGCGACGTTAGGCGATAGTGTGGGGCTGTATGTTATACCCTAAGTATATCCGAGATTGTGAATTTGTTTTCGGCGGGCGAACACTCACTCCGCCCTTGACGTTGGAATTTGTAACGACCTTCAAAAATAAATGGGTGCCCTCGTCTACTACTGCAAAAATTTACAACCCAAGCCCGGAGACAATCGCGGCTTGTGAAAAGACAGGCTCGACGTTTCCCGAAATATCTATAATGGCGGGCTACAAAAAAGACATGGGAGTAGCTACGTTAGGCGAAATCACAGCTTTTAAAATAACAGATAAAGGCGTAGACCGGATTTTAGATTTAACGATCGGAGACAAAACCGACAAATGGGTAAACTCTCAAGTAGCCCGGACTTTCCCTGGCGGCGTTACAGCAACGTTAGTCGCAACCGCTTTAATATCAGAGGCTGGATTGATCCCGGCAAATATACGCCCTCAAGTAAATAAAACATATTCGAGGGGTATAAGTTTTAACACGACATTTAGAAAGGCTTTAAAACAGATTGCGGATGATACCGAAAGCGAATTATTTTTACGAAATGGACAAGTAGCATTTCAAGAGCCAGCAACCGCCGGGCTATTTGCCCCGGTAATATTAGATCCAGACGAGATAATCAAACTGGACAAAACCGATAAAGGCTATAAATGTAAAACATACTATAATTATAAAATACAAGCGGGCTCGCCGGTCTTTGTTACTCAGGCGGAGGGGTTCACAGGTACGATCAAGGCGTCCACAGGTAAAAGCACATTTAGCACAACTGGCAAAACGTTCACTGAATTTGAAGGGGTCGTAATCGGATGAGTTTAATCGATCTAATAAACAATATGGGTGCTAGTCAATTACAAGACGTACAGATCACGCTCCCGGCAAAAATTTTGTCTTTCGATTCTGAAAAGATGCGGGCGAAAGTAAAACCCTTGCTAAGTAGAAGCGCGCCAGATGGTACGGTTTCCGCCCTCCCTCAGATTTTAGACGTACCAGTTATAGGAGTAAATGCAGGGGACTACTGGATCAAGCCGCCTTATGAAGTAGGCGACCTTGTACTTTTGAGTTTTGCGACGCATGACATCCGACTGGCTTTAAAAGGCCAATCCGACAAATATACTAAAAAAATGTTTTCGCTTGAAAACTCTTTTATTATCGGGGGCTATTCTAAAGACTCCGAATCAATGCCAACGATTCCGGCGGGGCTTGAGGGCCTCGTAATAAGTGACAACACAGGAACCACTATCGCACAATTCAAGACTGGAACAGGTCTTAAAGTATCTATAACAAGCGGGGCTACATGGGTTGATCTCGCAACACATACCCATATTACCCCGGCGGGGCCTAGTAGCCCGCCGATCCCCACAGTGTAGGAATAAAAAATAATATGCCATTGAATAAAACAGCACTCGCCGCAGCATTGACCACAATATTTGAGGATCTCGACACGTCCGCAACCGCAACGCAAAAAGCCTCTGATATTGCCGATGCGATTGACGATTATGTAAAGACGGGACTGGTAACGGTTTCGACTACCGGAGCAACCTTGATCGGTACGCCGGGTGGACCCTTGACGATTTCAGCCCAACCAGGCACGGGGTCGATCACATGACAATACAAGCACTTTCTCTATATGATGGCGACGTTGTGCGATCTAACGGACGGGCGGAGTATATCTCTGGCACGGCTTGCGAGCAACAATTACTTGAGGACGGCCTAGCACTTGTTTTACAGGAATGGTTTTTAGAACCTGACAAGGGCGTCGACTGGTTTGGGATTTTTGAACTTCCCTATAGTGAAAAATTATTTGAAAGTGAAGTCAGAAATTATTTGCTTGACCACCCTCAAGTAACGGAGATCGTCCGTATTGAAATTGAGACTTTTGATAGACGCAATCGGCAAGCCTCCGCAATTTTTGAAGTTAAAACGATCGAAGGTAATTTGGAAGGGGCGGTAATATTATGACTACTTACGGAATAACAGACGCGGGACTTGTACGCAAGCCATACGAAATAATTTTATCAGACATGCAAGATAAAGCCCGTTTATTATTTGGCGATAATACTGATCTATCAAGTGAATCGTTTGACGGTCTGCTCGTCCAGCTTATGGCCTACGCAATAGATCAAGAGTCATGGCAAGTGATTGAGGATGTTTACTATGGGTTGTTTCCCGATACTGCTATCGGGGCGAGCTTGTCCCGTACCGTTGGGTTTGGCGGTATCACAAGAGCAGGCGCGACAAGCGCCGTAGTTCTTTTAACAATCACTGGCGATCCGTTGGCCGCCGTATCAGCAAGTTTTCAGGCCGGGACAAATCAAAGCGTAGACTTTCAGGTATTGGAAGCCGGAGCGTTAGACGGAACTGGAACCGGAAGTTTTTGGGCGACGGCAGTCACTGCCGGGCTTGCGGGCAACGTACCATCGGGGACTATTGATTTAATCGTGACAGCGGAACCAGGTATCGATGCGGTAACAAATGCAGCGAGCGCCACAGGCGGCGGAGACTCTGAAACGGATTCAGATTTATTATTAAGGTATCAAGCACAGTTTGCAACGGCTGGATCTTCGACGCCAGGTATATTGTCAGCACTCCGGGATATTGGAACCGTAGCGACTGCCAACGTAGTAGAAAATTATACGGAGGTAACGGACGCGGACGGCCTCCCCGCTAAAAGTTTTGAATGTATATTGACGGGCGGGATTTTACCCGTAGAAGTCGCCACAGTTATCTTCAATAAAAAGCCCGCAGGTATTCGACCTTACGGGGCTGAAAGCTACGTTGTCACCGATACTCAAGGCGAATCACATACAATGTATTGGTCGGAAGCCGCCGATATAAGATTGTACGTAATCGTTACCATAACGTCAAATGCAAATTGGGAAACCGGAAGCATTGAGGATGTCAAAACAAATATTATAAAATATATCGGCGGCGTGGATTCGCAGCCGACAACTCCAATAACCTATGATGGGTTGGCTCCGGGCGGCGACGTTTTCAACTGGAAAGCGAAAGCCGTAAATTTTGGATCGGGCGCGGGCTCTTATGTGACAGTCGATGGTGTAGATGATATAACAGTTTATATTGGACGGGCTCCGGCTCCGGCAACTGAGGCCAACGTAGCTATGTTGCTACGAGAAAAAGCGACCCTCGCAAGCGGGGACATAACGGTAAACGTGGTATGAGCGATTCTTTACTTTATTATAATAGTTTGCCAGAGTCGATAATTAGAAAATCGACGGATTCAAACACGTATAAGTATTGGAAAATATTTGCTGATGAAATGAACGCGACCCGGCTTGTAATTGATGACTTGAGACTAGCCGCCGACATAACCACTCGAACGGGCGTCGCTCTTGATAACATAGGGTTGATTGTAAGAGAAAGGCGCGGCGGTAAAACAGATACCAACTACAAAGTATTTTTAAACGTCGCGATTATCAAAGGACTTTCAAGAGGCACGATTCCAGAGATTACAGCCGTGGCGGCTATTGTGTTAGGTAGCATTTTTAAATACGTCCGGGAAAACTGGACGACCCCAAGCGCCCGATCTTATGACGGGACATGGCAATTTGACGGAACAAATAAATTAGATGGTTTGGCCGAGGTTTCGGGTAACGTTGAAATAGTTGTTGATTGGTTTGATGACGCGATTGATACAACGTCCGCCGCCCTCGTAACTGATTTTAATTATATTTTAGAAACATTATTACAGGTTAAGGGCGCAGGCATTCACGCCCGCGTACTAAAAGAGAGTAGACCGCAAGCCTTGTTATATGACGGGTCAGCAACTTACGACGGAACAGAAATTTATTAAAAAAGGATAGCGCGAAATGGCAACTAGAACAATTAGTTTTCCCGGTAAGACCGTGGACGGCACAAACTTAAATACGGAATTTGATGACGTATATACTTTAATAGCGGAGGCAGCTCCGATAGGCGCAACCGTTGCAATCTATGACACAACTATTCCAACAAACTGGAAACAGTTAAACGGGGACGCTATAAGCCGGGCGACATATAGCGTTTTATATGGGAAGCTGTCAACCGTCTATGGAGTCGGGGACGGCTCCACAACTTTTAATTTGCCTGACATGGATGGCATATTT